ATGCAGCCACCATTGACAAGCCAGCCAGATGGCACAAAACGGTCTCAATGAACATTACGGTTGCCGGAAAGCGCCAGCCAGTATTGTTGCGCAAGTACGAATATTTGCGCGAATATTGGCCTGATCCGACCGCAACGGATGTTCCAAAGTTTTATTGCGACTACGACTACACGCATTGGCTGGTGGCTCCAACGCCAGCATCTGCCTACAATTTTGAGGTTTTGTACTACGAGCGCGTACAACCCTTGGATTCCAGCAATCAAGTGAATTGGTTCACAATTTACGCCCCGCAAGCTCTTTTGTATGGCTCCCTGCTTCAAGCAATGCCGTATTTAAAGAACGACACCAGAACGCCGCTGTGGCAACAACAGTATGACAAGATCATCCAAACCCTGAAGGCTGAAGACCTGACTCGGATTGGTGATAGACAGGCAGTGGTACTTGACACATGAGTTACAACAGTCCATTCACAGGCAACGTCATTCAGCCGACTGACGTTTCGTACAGAGCGGTTACTTTAACTGCTGACACGCAATTGAGTTGGCCCATCAACGGCAACGCAACCGACAACTACGCTGCACGGATCATGCAAGTCACCGCATCAACCGCTGGGCTGTCATTGTTTATGCCGCCAGCAGATCAAACTTCGGTTGGTAATGATGCGTTAATCAGAAACGTTGGAAGCAATACGTTTACGGTTAAAGATTACGCTGGAACAAATACACTAATTACAGTTGCCGCTGGTGAAACAAAATATGTTTACATCACCACAAATGCCAATTCTCAGGGCACATGGGGCAACATTGCGTTTGGCGTTGGCTCGTCTGCCGCAGATGCTGCCACTTTGGCTGGGTATGGCGTATTGGCAATTTCAAGCACTTTGAATCAAAGCCACCCAGTTACCACGTTTTCGTCAAACGTAACGGCTACATCGGCTTATCGTGCTCAGACATACGTTTGGACTGGCGGCTCGGGAACTTTGACATTGCCAACAGCAATTAGTCTTGGCAACAACTGGTTTACTATGGTTCGCAATGGCGGATCAGGAACGTTGTCTGTCAGCACAACCAGCCCAGATCTTTTCAATGGATCGGCAACAGTTTTATTGCAACCTGCTGACTCGTGCATGATAGTGTGCTCCGGATCTGCCTTCTACTCGGTTGGATTAAGTTCGCCTACGCAATTTAACTTTACTCAATTGACAAAACCGCTGGTGTCTGGCTCATATACGCTGACATCAGCGGAAGCTGCTAACGTCATTATTAAATTTACCGGAACGTTGTCAGGAAATTGCACGGTAATTATTCCGCAAACGGTTCAGGTTTATTACATTTTGAACGAAACAAGCGGGGCTTATTCCGTCACCGTCACCACCGGAGTTAGCGGCGCACAAACAGCCACTTTGACGGCATCAAATCAAGTGACACTAGTTTGCGATTCGGTGAATTTGTTTAATGCCAACACAACGATTGCTGGCGCATCTATTTTGAGCGTGTCGGATGGTACGGTAGGTACGCCGGGATTGAACTTCAACGCTGAAACATCAACTGGCTTGTATCGCCCATCATCAGGAAATTTGAGCATGGCTGTACTTGGAGTTCAAATGTCGGCATTGACATCAACGGGTTTAACCATTTACGGAACTGGTACGTTTACTGGCGGTATATCCGGAGGCACGTTCTAATGACGGCAAAAGTATTTGCTCTTGACACGCTTGCTGGAATTCAGCGGGACGGAACTGTGTTTGATATGAACTATTACACATCCGGGCAATGGGTACGATTCCAGCGCGGTCGGCCTCGAAAAATGGGTGGATATGTTCAGATTTCAAGCCAACTGACAGGCCCGTCTAGAGGCATGTGGGTTAACCCGTCAAACGGCTATACGTCGGTTTACAGTGGGTACAACAACGGCATTCAAGTGCTGAATATAGATTCGCTTGGTACTGGTGGAGGCGTAACCGACCTTGTTTTGTCAAACTTTACCGCATCAAACAACAACATGTGGCAGTTTGATGGCTTTTATGATGTCAGCGGTGCAGGGGTTAGTGTAATTTTGGCTCACCCCGGTCAGAATCTTTCAGCAATTGATAGCACAACAAATACGCCTCCGTTGTACGGAAATACATCTGGTACAACCATGTCAAAAATTGGTGTTTTTTCGGTGGCCTCATGTACAAAAGCATCTGGCGCAACTAGCCTCACCTTGCCAGCTACAGATATTCGTGTTGGCGCTGGGCAGACCGTCACTGGCGATGGAATCGCCGTTGGCACAACGGTTACGTCTGTCAGCACCACTACCGTTAATTTATCTTTGGCAACTACAAATGCTAATACAGCGACCATTACGTTTGACAACAATATTACTGTTTCTGGCGGCATTGTGTCGTTGCATCCATATGTTTTTGTTTATGGCAACAATGGATTGATCAAAAATTGTTCCGCTGGAGACTTGACTGACTGGGTGTCTGCGGACGCAAACGAGACCAACGTAGCCTCCGGAAAGATTGTGCAGGGGCTACCAGTCCGAGGCGGCTCAAACGCGCCTTCTGGCTTGTTTTGGAGCCTTGATAGCCTGATCCGTGTATCGTTCATTGGCGGCACTGGAACTCCTGTTCAATACTGGCGGTATGACTTGATTTCAAGTCAGTCATCTATCTTGTCAAGCCAGTCTGCAATTGAATATGACGGCATCTATTACTGGTGCGGATCAGATCGTTTTTTGATGTACAACGGTGTTGTAAAAGAAATTCCAAACACCATGAATCAAAATTACTTTTTTGATAATTTAAACTATGCGCAACGTCAAAAAGTTTGGGTTCAAAAAGTTCCTCGCTACGGCGAAATTTGGTGGTATTACCCAAGGGGTAGCGCTACAGAATGCACAGATGCTGTTGTCTACAACGTGCGCGAAAACATTTGGTATGACGCAGGCGAAGCCGTTGGCGCTCGCAGATCTGCTGGGTATTTTTCGCAAGTGTTCCACTACCCAATAAATGCCGGATGGGAGGCAACAGCGTCAACAGTTGTATTTACGCAATCAATGACAACCGTGAGCGGAAGCAACAGAATTAATTTGTCAGCCGTCAATATAGATGTAATTCCAAGGCAAGTTGTAAGCGGCACAAACATAACCACCGGAACAACCGTTACCGGGGTAATTACAAGCGCAATACAAACAATTGGCTCGCTTGTTGGTGGCACAGGCTATACCAACGGGTCTTATACAGCCGTTGCTTTGACTGGCGGATCTGGATTTTCCGCTACGGCAAACATTACTGTTGCTGGAGGTATCGTTACCGCATGTACGCTTGTTGGCGGTGGTGTTAGTTATGTAGTTGGTAACTTTTTGTCATGCGCCAGTATTGGAGCGGGTACAAATTTTCGTGTAACTGTATCTGCAATATACGCTCAGACTATTGTTTTGAGCGCAAATGCAACCGGATCAGGAACTCAAACGCTTACGTTTAGCACCCCCGCAAATCAGGTTTCTGTTTGGCAGCATGAAGTTGGTGTTGATGAGGTTGCAAATCAAGACGTGCTTGCTATTTCAAGTTACTTTGAAACAAGTGACCTCGGCTTGGTTGCTGGAGGCCCATCACAGCCACAAATGGTTGGCGAAAACGTGTGGCTTCGGGTGGAGCGCGTGGAGCCTGATTTTATTCAGACGGGAGAAATGGAACTGTACATTACAGGTAGGCCATTTGCGCAAGCCGATGATGAAACAACTGGCCCATACATATTTGATCCAACAACGCACAAAATTGACATGCGAGAACAGCGAAGAGAATTTAGATTGCGCTTTGTCAGCAACGTCGTCAATGGCGATTACCAGCTTGGCAAGGTTTTGCTGAACGCAGATACCGGAGACGTTCGTGGCTACTAACGGACTTAACGTTGCACTGGTGTACGACCCTAGAAATCACACGTTTGATTCTTGGGCTTCGCTGATGTGCGAGTTGTATGCGGCGCAACAACTTGAAATTCCATCGCTTCAAACAGACTGGAAAAAATGGGGTGTTGGATTGAAAGCGATTGATGTTTTTTCAAACGAGGCCATTCCTGATGCCGATGCATTTGAAGATTGGCAGGACTGGGCTCAAGCTTTGGTTGGCGCTGTAAACCCTTCAACATCATGAAAGTAGACGTACATCCCGTTGACAGCAAAGAAACAATGCTCAGTGAAAATGACATTGTGATTGTCGCTGCGCACAATACCGATTTAAAACGTTATCAAGGCGCTGCAAAAAAGCATGGTGTAACTGCTGAGCGTTTGGCGTATATGGCATTTGCGCAAGTCCTACAAAACCCAGCGCTTATTTTGGTTCGCGAAGGCAATACATTTTTTCCTATAGCCGCATTAAAAGACAGAATAGGTTATGTGTATGTGTTTCATGCAGATACAAAAGAAAATTCAAAAGACAATTTAAAAGTTTTTCTAGAGGCTGCATACAAAATGGGCTTTAATAGACTTTATTTAAAAGATTTTAGCGGCTTCATTAAACAAATTCCCGCATCGGCTATAGGCGAGTTTGAAGGTGCTACGTTTTACAAAACAAAAGAGCGTGATGCGCTTTCCATTGTTTTTGATAACCCCCATAAGGATTAATTATGGGATGGAATCCAATTGGCGATTTATGGACAGCCGCAAAGAATACATACGAAGACACTAAAGCTTCGTTTGAAAAAGCCATTTCACAAGTTGGCGATTCTTTTAAGCGCACTATAGATGCCATCATAAAAAACCCGCTTCCTGTTATTGCTATGGCTGTTGGAGCTTCTTTTGGAATACCTCCTTCTATTACCGCCGCAGCGCTTACTGGGCTTCAAGGCGGCAGTATTGAGGATATGGCAAAAAGCGCTGCCATTGCCTATGTTTCAAGTGAAGCTGCGCAATCAACAAATATTGGCAGCACAATATCTGGATATACGGGAG